ACAGAGACGTTGTTGATCATACTAGCAGCCTTGGCAATAGCGACGAGGGTAGAGATTGTGTTTTCCCACTTGCTGCTCATTGAACTAGAAGCATCAACGGAAATATGTAGATGAACATTCTTGTACTTATCTACACTGGTCTGATAGAACAGGTTTTCGTTCTGATAGCCAATAGAAGCAATCAGTCGCTTGTCAATTCTACCACTATCCTGTCGGGTAAACTTTGTAGTCTTGACTTCGTTTCGGATTTGTAGGCGGCGACCAAGCATTGTACCAATAGCAATTCCACTACGCACTCCGCGAGTCCCCATCATATTTTCTTGTAAGGACGTATAGCCGTTGGTATACGGAAACTCGTTGGAGTTCATAAGTTCCTTTGTAAGATTAGTAACAACGATACACTCAACGGGAGGAATACCATCTTCTCCGCCAACGACTTCGATATTGACGCCACTCTTTTCAAGTGTATTCAACTTACTGATAACCTTGCTCTTGAAAGGAGACACAGCAGCGGTTCTGTTGATAAAAGACTCTTGCTTTTTGATAATTTTTTCAATAGCAGCCATCTTCTTCTCGGTCAGAACTTTTTTCTCTGCCTTGGCAGGCTTATCGGACTTTTCATTATCCGTATCCTCTTTGTCTCCATCGCCAGTATTGTCGGCATCATCCGAGTCGTCTTCGCTGTTAGCATCATCGCCGTCGCTCGAATCATCGGAGTCTGGAATACTATCCACAGAATCCTCGGTTCCGCCAAGGAAATCAGAAGAATCATCACCGTCTTCTGACTTGGTGCTATTCTTTTGAGAAGAATTGGAGTTATTGTGACCATCAATCACATTCTTGATAATCTCTTCGACGATCTCCATAGAAAGATCTCGCCTGCTCACAGCAGTAGAAAGTTCATTTCTAAGAATGTTCTTAACATCCAGCATCTCCGTAATCTTGCGAAGACCAGGCAAAGCGTCTGGATCGTAGTTCTTATTTACAAGGTTTGTAAAATGAAACTTATAATTGGCAAGAGTAGGAGTACGATAGTTGTCGGACTGGATGGCCTGACCAATTTCGGGAAGATTGAAATATCTATCATACAAAGCGTGATAATAACCACGATAGCCGGGAGCAATCTGATATGCCCAAGCATCAATATATCTATCTTCAACGACGTTGAGAATATACTTACAAAGTTCGCCAATATCATTGTGGTTCATCAACCCATTGACGGGTTTGAGAAGATGATTGGGAATCTTGCCCCACAACGTCTTGATAAGAGAAAAGTCAGACTTTACGATGTGTGCGGCTTCGTGCAGAGCAATACCAACGGTAGGGTCAAACTCACCCTTGGAGATTTCGCCTCCAATATACACAACCTTGCCATCAGTCATTGACGTACTCTTTTCTGCAAAACGAACAGGAATGTTCTTGCCGGTAAGAATATACACAAAATTACTGACCGCACGGCGGTACTCAGACAACTTGATAAGTCCGTATGTAGTATCTACATCCAACTTTTCTTTAGAAAAGTCCTCACCAAGCCAGAACTTGGAATACTCTGCGTATTTCTTTTTCATTATTAGAAGGGGGTGCTGCCGTCAGGAGTATTGGCGGTAGCGGTATAAAGATTGTTGTTGGTCTCGGTGCTGATATACTTTTGCACAACCTGCTTTACCAGAGTACGTTCGGAATCAAGTCCACCATCATCCGGATAATCGGGATAAATAACCATATCAGCAAGTTCTGTGAGGTTGAATCCATCGACGGTAAGTTCGGCCATTTCCTTGACGCTACGAGTAGAAATGAACTTACTCAACTTGCCCTGAGAAGCAAACTCGCGGGTAGCAGCAGCAATTTCCGTAACCGCCAGCATGGTGTTCATATTGGCATCGGGGCAGTGGGTCTTGATGAGTTCCATCTCTGTATTCTGCGAAAGAATATCAACCTCAATCTTGACGGTGAAACGATCAAGTAAAGCCTTGTCCATCACGCGGGTAGCGGTATATTCGTTGCCAATGTTGGTGGTTGCGATAAAACATACCCCATCAGCAACTCTCACAACTTTTCCACCCGATTCGTCCAGTCGCAAATACTTTTGATTGTCGAGCACTGGCATTAAAATATTCATAGCGTCGGGATGGGCTCTGCTCAACTCGTCGAGTAGAATAATTGAATTCGGTGTAGAGATGGCCTTCACAAATGGAGATTCTTGGAAGAATGTCCCAGTTTCTTTGGAGAATTGAGTATTTCCAATTAGCGTAGCTCGGGCATCTTGCGTACTCCCAAGGTTAATGGCCATAAATGGCCGATGTTTCTTATAAGTTACTTTGTATGTTTTGTTTTTCACGACGATATATTTCCCATCTTTTTTTTGTTGCTTCTGCAATATTTTTTTTACCTTCTTTTGTCAAGAATGATTTTCCTTTTCTTGCATCACTAATTTTTTGTCTTGTCTTTTTTGAATAAACTTTTCCTTTATTTGCTTCACTTGCTCGTTTTTTTTGATATTCGGATTGAGATTTTCCGAACATTGGATTTGACTCTCCTTGATTGTGTTCTGTTATTTTTTTTCTATATTCTTCGTTTTTAAATGCTCGCTTAACTGCTCGGCTTATTTTTTTTCGTGTTTCTTCTTTGGTGACTATCTTTGGTCGTAAACCACTGTTTCTTTGTAAATTGTATGAGTTTTGGTCATTTATCGCATTGTATTTATCAATCCAGTATATCTCTCGTTCCAATAGGTTTGATAAATCTTTACCCACCACAACTTCCAGAGTTTCTTTTACGAAGTTATTTTTGCCGTATTTTTTTATCGCGGATTTAAGAGCAAGTCCAGACCCGTAATAATGTGGGTTGTTTCTGCTGTCTTTTCCGATGTAATAGTTTCCATTAAGAATATTAGTAGTTTTGTATATTATCATGACATATATAAATATAAGTCAGTAGAATATTCCACGCCATTATTTTAGTTCTTCTGTTTTTATAATAGTGATATTTTCTGTAGCCTTGAGTTCGTTAAGGCGTTCTTCCGTAACCTCTTCTTCAATAGTTTCAGAAAGGGCTTCAACCAAGCATTGGACCGCGAAGGTTTTCCCATGTCCTGTTGGACCAACAATAAGAATATTCTTGCCACGCAGAGCACTGCGAACAAGATACTTCCACTTGATATCCTTCATATATAGCTTGCTGGGCTTGATGTCAGCAGACTGGTCGATAAACGTCTTGGTGTCGGTGGGCATATTCTTTTTGGTCTTATTCATATGTATGTACTATGGTACACTTTTTATATGAAGTCAATAAAAAACCCCACATTTTTGTGTGGGGTCTTTAAGTTGTTGATTATTAAGACTTATCAATAATCGCTTCCAGCGCCAGCGAGCTTTTCATAAATCTCGTCGTCTATGTTAGATACTATGGATTTTTGATCTATAGTGTCTCCAGCATTAAATAATATCTCGCTTGTTTGATTTCCTTCTGCATCAAACACATATGTATCTTCTTTTGCAGTTACTATAACCTTAGTTATTTCGTATCCACTTCCCGGATCATGTGTTCCAAATTCATGGTCAAAGCTCGCATCGGCATATTCTCCTTCGGCGTATACTTCAACATTGACTTCTATTTGTTCAGGTAAATTTTTTCCTAGTTTCTTTGGATCTATGTCTACCATCGTATCAAATGTTGTATCTACGCTTGCAGGAACTCTGCGTTTTTCGTTCAAATGCTCAAGCACCAATTTTTTGTGCTTTTCAAATGTGTCGTTGATTATGCTTTTTTGTTTCATATTATGCTTTCTTTTCTTTTAGAGCAGGAGTGTCTTTTAGTTTTACAGATAGCTTGTCTGGGCTTTCTGTGCTTTTATCGTGTTTTAGATATGCGGATTTGGCGTCTGCTTTATCTTTCAATACCTTATCTACAATCTTTTCAATCTTGTCAACGATGCTTCCACCAAGGGCTGGAGCAACATCTTTGTTGATAGGAGCATTTTCTTTATCTACTTTTTCTTCTGCCTTTACTGTAGTATCATCTGCGATTTCAACTTGAGTTTCTTCATCGGCATCATCCATCTTATCGGCTTCATTGGCTTCTTCTTTTTCGGATGGCTTCTTACCAAATCCTTTTAGACTCTTATCATATGCTTTTTGGACATATGTCTTATCTGAACTTTCAGCGTGTTGTTTTACAAGTTCCATTGCTGCTTCAAGAGAAATGCCGCGAGCAATCTTTCTTTCAGATTCATTTGTAATGGACACAACGTCGTAGCAATCATCGGAGTTTTTACCTAGCTGAACTTCTTGATTGCCTTTCATTCCTGCGGTTTTTCCTGTGCCACGAATTTTCATTACGTTGGCATCCTTGCCCATTGCCTTGGTTAGTGCTTCTTCGCCAGTCAAATCCTTTTTATCCGACTGAATAGGTGTACCAAACTGATTATTGGTGATTTCTTGCAATACTAACTTTTTGATGGCTTTTTTTAGAAGTTCACGATTCATAAATGTATATATGGTTTAGTATATAAATATTATTATATAACAAAAAACCGCCGTATTATTGGCGGTTATGTGTGTTTTTATAATATTAGGCTTCGCAACTCTTGCATTCTAGGATGCTTCTACCCAGTTCTTGGGCAGGATTTGTGCCTCGTTGATAATAAAGGCACTTTATACCCTGTTCCCAAGCGAATATAACTAATTGATTTACATCTTTGACTGGAGTCTTGGGATGAATCATTAGGTTTAGGGATTGGCCTTGATCAATATACTTTTGGCGGGCAGCAGCCTGAATAATGACTTCTTTCTGGCTAATCTCACCAAACGTCTTGAATACATCCTTTTCGTGTTCTGACAAGAACTCAAGGTGTTGAACACTACCGCCCTTGAGAAGAATACTCTTCCAAGTATCTGCATTGTTCTTGCCGTGCTTTTCAAGCACTGCTTCAAGATATGGATTGCGATAAGTGAACTTACCTTTAGCCAAGTCCTTTGTATAATAATTGCTATTCAGCGGCTCGATACTTGGCGAAACTTGACCAAGAATAAATGAACTGCTTGTTGTTGGAGCAATCGCCATTGTAGTAACATTACGGCGACCATATCCCTTTAGTAGCGGTGGCTCACCATATTCCTTAGCCATTTCCTTACTGGCAGCATAACTCTTGTCACGAATGACCTTATGAATTTGAGTATTCAGAAGTTTGGCTTCCAAGCTCTCAAACGGAATCATTTTGCTTTGTAGGAACGAATGCCATCCAAGCACACCAATACCAAGTGCTCGCTGATTCTTGGCGAATGTATGAGCAGCCTTGAGGAACGGAATATTTTCAGTTGCCTGAATATAATCTTCCATAACCGCATCAAGGAAGTATGTCATTGTTTCTACAGCGTCCGTGCTCTTCCAATCCTCATAATGAAGTAGATTCATAGAAGATAGATTGCACACGAATGTTTCTTCAGCAGAAGAACTGAGGCAGATTTCAGAACATAGATTAGAAGCGTGGATCTTCATCTTCTTGTCCTTATATACTTCTGGAGCATTATCATTTACATTATCACTGAAGAAAATGTAAGGATAGCCAGACTCAAACCGCTTTTTGAGCACTTTCGCCCAAACAGCACGAGCGTCCTTGTCACCTTCAATCATCTTCTTCATGAACTTATTGCTAACGCAAACACCAATGCTCAAGTCTTGAATAGCGTGCCCTTCTTCACGAATACCAAGGAACTCCATAATATCTGGATGTTCAATTGGAAGATATGCCGCAAAACTGCCACGGCGTACATTTGACTGCGATACTACGCGAGTAACCGCATCAAACATTTCCATAAAATGGACAGGACCAGAACTTGTGCCGCCTACGCTAATAGGCGTACCTCTGCTACGAAGATCACCAAAATAACCAGAAGTACCGGCACCATACTTTGTAAGCATACCAACTTCAGCAGTCTTTTCAAGAATAGCATTCATAGTGTCAGACACATATGAACCATTACAAGAAATAGATAGTCCGCGTCCATTACCAAAGTTTGCCCAAACAGGAGATGACAATGAATACCATCCTTTGTGCATATAGGACTCAAACTTTTCAGCGAATCCTTTCTTTTTTAGGATCTTTTCCGCAGCCTTGGAAATCTCGTGGATTCTTTCTTCTGCGGTCTGCCCTTTGGGCAAATATCCTCTTTCAAGGAATGTGATGCTGTCCTTGTTCAGCCAATAAATGTCCTTACTCATATATATTAAAATAGGTCGTCTGCTTGTATAGACTGTGTTTTCTTTGCGTATTCGACCGGTCTCTTATGGAAGAAATCAGTCATAGTATTACCCATTACATCCTCATCCATCCAAGTAGTCAACTCAATAATGCTTTGCGGCACATCAAATATTTTTCTGAAGCCAATCATCTCAAGCGAATCATTTAGACGACGCTGTACATATCCCTTTAGAATATCTGCACTAATCTTTTCATCAGCATAATCACCGATCATCCAATCAATAAGTTTGCATTCAGCATTATATGATTCTTGAGCTTCGTGAATAATTTTTTCTTCAAGTTCAGCATCAAACAACTCCGGTAGTTCTTGGCGAATAGTATTTACAATCTTTCCACCGGCCAGACCGTGTAGTGTTTCTTCCTTTGCCGTATATGCGACTTGTTGAGCCGTATCCTTCAATAGACCTTTATAGCGGTTGAACCAGTTGATAATATAAAACTGGCTAAATAGAGACACGTTTTCAACATAAAGCGTGAAAAGGATCAGCGAGTATATATACTGCTTACGATTGTCTGTATATACCTTATCAAGATATTTACGAAGATACTTTACTCGACCTTGAATAATGTCAAGTTTTAGGTTTTCTTCAAACACATCCTGCATTTGTAGCACATCCAATAGTTTTTCATACGCATTGTTATGAATAACTTCAATATTGCCCATAGTAATGCCAAGATCAGATAATGCTGGATGTGGCAATGTATCACCAAGTTTCGTCCAAAATTTCTTTACAGATATTTCTATCTGTCCGATTGCACTTAAAGCATTCTTGATAATGACCTGCTCTTGCGGAGTTAGTTCAGTTTTGTATTGCTGTAAGTCCGATGTGAATGTGAACTCGTTTGGAGTCCAATGTCCAGCCCACATGGCATCAATATATTCTTGTGCCCAAGGATAGCGATTTGGCTTACGAGCGATTTGTTCGTCAAAGATTGTCATAAAAATTTCCTCCGCTTGGTATTATTGTGTGGAAGATAAATACGTGTTATAAAAAATAAATTATGCAAAAAAATTTTACAAAATTTTCTCACAAATTGACGTTTTCGCCATTTTGATTTTGGCGAGAACTATTCCATTTATTCTTCAACATCGTCTTCATAGAAGACTCGTCATCTTCCATACCGGACTGAATAGCCATTGCTTCTTTTGACTTAGAATCATAAATCTCAATCTCGCCGTTGCCGGTATTCATTTTGGCATACAAAGTGATGCCATCAGGACCAAAGCGGTTCTTGATTACGTGACAACGAGCAGTATTGTTGGCTTTGTCTTGCATGTTTCGTGTTACGCTGAACACAAAATCGGCAGTCATGATCTTACGATACGAGTCAGCAATATTATGTGCCTGAACAACGTCTTCCTGACCGCCGCTTCGGTTTGTTTGTGAAGCAGTCCATACAGGAATCTGTAGTTCTCCTGCAACTTGCCGCAGTTCTTCATAGATGTTTCCCGCCTCGCTATAACTGTTGCTGTTCTTTTCCTTTTCCTGCGGACGAAGAATGTCGGCATAATCAACAATCATTTCATTGATTTTGACATTCTCAAGTGCCTGAATGCGTTCAATATGAAACTTGAGCGATTGAGCACTAACCGTCTTTAGCGGAAAATACTTCACAAACAACTTACCATCAATCTTCTTGATGACATCTTCAACTTCGCCTTGGCGATGCTTGATTTCCTGAAAGTCAATATGTGTAAAGCAGCAATCATATCGTAGTCCAACATAGTTTTCGTTCAGTTCAAGCGTAAAGTGGGCGATGTTCTTGCCACGCTTCATTGCCTTGGCACCAAGGCTGCACAACAGCCAACTCTTACCAATGCCAGCAGGGGCAACAACAATACCCAGTTCGCCAGGCCCAAGACCGCCGTCCATAAGAGAGTCGATGACATCCCAGCCAGTAGGAATGGTATTGCGGCACATTTCACTCATACGAGTAGCAACGTCTTTGTGATAGTTATGACCAAGGTTGCGTTCCATACCCGCCTTCATTGCTTTATCAACAAGACCCTTGATCTTGTCATATTCACCTGTCTTGAGATGATCGACAGACTCAATGATGGCGTTCTTGAGTTTCTGGTTCTTGCAGAACTCAAGAAACTGCTCACGCACGAACTGTAGATCCTTTTCACTGATCTTGAGATATACACTCTTTAGGTGATCTGTCACCGTTGCCTTGAAATCGGCATTTTCAATAGTATCAACACGCACCTTGAAAACTTGCATAGTAGGCAAGTCCTTATATTCCGCGTGATATTGAATGATTTCCTTTACAATCCAGCGATGTGCCTCGTTCTCAAAGGCATCAATCTCTATGATGTCAACAACACGTTCAAGAAACGTCTTGTCGGTAAGGATGCTTGCGATGATCTTGACTTGAAATTCAAGACCATATTTGTGTAGATTGTCGATGATTACTGGAGCCATAAATGATGATGTTTAGAATATTACGACGCATTTGGAGTTTCGTCAATTTGATTTAGAAAAATTATTCAGTTTTTGCCATAACGTGCAAAGGATAGAATACTTCCTGCAACCATACATGATAGTTTGGTATAGTGGAGTGCATACCGTGTGCTGTAAGTTTTTGTATAAAATGAAACTTGTTGTAGTCATATACATTCTCTACAGCATCAGATATTTTCATTTGCAACGAACCTGCAAAACTCGGGTTCTTTAGTTGCATAAGCATATAGTTTCTATTCAATATCTTGGAATGTTCCACGATGCTTGAATATATCTTCTTTTCGTTTATACAATCCTTGGCACGAAGCAACAGTTCTTCAACCGAAGTTTCCTTGTTTTCTGTAAGCATAGGAAAGCATTTGATGGCAGTTTTGAGTCCAACTCCCTTGACGCCATCGATATTATCAGAACTATCGCCCTCTAATATACGATAGTAAATAAAGTTGGTAGGATGAACGCCATATTCATTGATTACATCCTGTACGCCATATATCTTCTTTTTGATAGGACTCCAGATACATACTCTATCGTTGATAAGTTGAATAAAATCCTTATCACCACTCATTATGGTAATCTTGGATGTTGAATACATCTGTGTGGCAATATAAGCAATAGCGTCGTCTGCTTCTATATAATCAATAGAAATTACACTTACAGGCAGGCTGCGAAGAAAATCAATCAGTTTCACCATTTGATTTATCATCGCTTCCTGTTCTGTCTTAGGATCGCTCATTTCTTCATATGCTCTATTTACACGAACAGATACTTTACGATTGTTCTTATATTCTGGATATATGTCTCGGCGGCGTTGGCTTCCGCCTTTACCGTCAAATACTACAATAACTCTTGTAGGACGTAATAGTTTTATAGCATATCCAAGACTGGTAAGAAATCCAGTTACTCCGCCAACGTGGTCACCGTTTGCACTCAACGTAGGTACGGCAATCCATGTTCTTATAAACTGGTTCAGCCCATCAACCACCAATATGTCGTCGTTTAATTTTTTAGATCCCGAGGACGACGATGTATTGTGTTCTTTTTTTATTTTATCAAAAATTGATTTATATTTGTTTTCCATGTTTGTTTAAAATATCTTTAAGATATTGTTTTTTATCCACGCAACTTTCCCAGTCGTGTTGCCAAACAACTACTATATCATATCCGTGGGATTTTGCCAAGTTTATTTTTTCGGCATCTTTCCGGTGTATTAACTTTACTTCTTCCGTAATTTTGTAGAAACGAGGATCTCTGTGCCAATATGTTCCATTATATTCCACCAACAGATTTTTTGCGGGTATATAAGTATCGTATGGTCGTCCATTTATTATAAATTCGGGTTCGACGTTATACCCCATCGTTTTAATAATGTATTCCATCTCCATTTGACCTTTTGACCTATATGTCGGTGTATGAATACCATCTTTCCATTGTTGTTTTGCTATGATAGATAACTTCTTTTTTGTTTCTTCGCTTCTCGGATAACTTCTATTTACTTTCTTTCTGGATATTCCTATTAGACTATTTCTATGCTTTTCTGACAGAGGAATTCCTTTTTTCGCCAAAGACATGCGAAGTTTCGTTTCTTGACTCCTTTTTTTTCCTCGCAACAAATTGGCACGTTTTTCTTTTTCTTCGTCCGTCTGTTTCCTTCCCACTATCGTATTGTATGCGTTTTTTCTTCTCAATTCTATAAGTTTTGGATCATTGATATACGATTGCTTTATTGCTTTAGCTCTTTTTTGTATTGTTTCTGGCGATGGTTTGTAGGTTCCTTTAGATTTTGCTCTTCTACTTTTTCCACACCTACTCAAGCATATTTTCTTTATATTGTTTTCTCCATACTTTTTGTAAATAGCCAACTGAACCTTTCTTCCCGTCTTAGAACCGAAATTGTTTTTTTTTCTTAATGCCATCATACTAATAATAGTATCGTCTCGTTTGAACTCCTCATATAATGATGTAATTAATTGATCGCTCGGAATAAATGTTTGATTTTTCATATATTAATAAATATTAGGTATTACTGTCAAACATCATATAAATCTATTATTGTGAACCATATGGAGGTATTTCACTCCATATGATTATTTTTATATATCTTCTTCTCTTGGACCCCAGAGACCATCCAACAGTTCTTGTTCGGCCATTCGGATGCAACTGTCTAGTTCATACATTGGTCCTCCGCGATCTTGTTCACGCCAAATCCAATCGCCGTGTTCTCGGATTTCGTCTGCATACATCTCAAATACGCCCTCTTCGCCCTTTTCTGCCAGAAGCTTTTCAAAGTCCTCATAGGACATTTCAGTCAAAGGGGTCAATTTTACTTTTGGGGTTTTTGCAACCTTTGTCTTCTTAGCTTTAGGCTTTTTTTCTGCCTTGGTCTTTTTTAATTTATTCTTTGGCTCAATAGCCGTTTCTTCTATCTGATTATTTATGTCGTGTGCATCTTCGCTCATATGTTTCCTTTCGTAATAATAAAAACCGTGTGGAGGTATTTCACTCCACACGATCATTTTAGTCGTCTGCTCCTTCTGATGCTTCGTCGTATTCAACGTCATCAGCCATTTCAGAGTTAGGAGCCTTATACTTCATAACAAAGTTCTCAACGAGTTTGTTATAAAGATAGTCTCTGCACTCTGGTCTGTCCTTGAGCAGCTTGGGCAAGTCCTTCTTTTCAAATACAACTGTCTCGGGTTCTTTACCTTCAACAGGCATAATGAATTGTAGGTTCTTTGCCTTCTTATCTTCTTCTTTTTCTTCTTCCAACTGCTTCTTTGTCTTCTTTTCACCTGCAACCTTTGGCTTCTTGGCATTGGTTACAATATCCCATTCAATGAGATGTTCCAACCAATTGCTGAAGTTGTCGATGCCTCGGTCAAAGTAGATGTCAAATTCAGCACTTCGCATAGGTGGTCCCATACGATTTTTGACAACAGTGCACTTGGTACGAATACCAACCGTCTGTTTATCAGCGTTTTTGATTTGATTCAACTGCTTTAGACGTAGGCGAAGCGAAGCGTGGAACGCAATGGCTTTACCACCACTGGTTGTCCAAGGATCGCCAAGTCCAACAAATCCTACCTTTTGACGAAGTTGATTGGTAAAGCACAAGCATACACGCTGTTTAGCAATAAGTCCTGTGATCTTTCTCATCGCCTTGCTGATAGCAATGGCTTTGCCGGTGGCATAACCATCCGCACCGTGATCGCTTGCCAGTTCCTTCTTGGTAGAAGCAGCGGCAACAGAGTCAACCAGAATAGTCACAAGACGATTCTTGCTGCTCTTGCGAACAAGAGTGATGATTTCTTCAACCTTATCAAAAACATCTTCTACTGTATCAACATTGATGTATAGCATCTTTGGAACGTCTACACCAATGGCTGTTAGAAAATCCGTAGATACGGAAGTTTCTGTATCAATGAATACTGCCAGTCCGCCCTTCTTTTGAGTTTCAGCAAGCAGGTGAGCGCCCATAAGGCTCTTACCAGATGCTTCAAGACCAGTCAGTTCAGTAATTCTACCTACAGGCAATCCACCATTTGGTCGATTGGCAATAGTCAAGTCAACGAGACTATTTCCGGTAGAAACCCAGTCAGTAATTTGCGAAGGATCATCTTCTGCATCAAGGAAGAAAGCAACTTTGCCGTCGCTGTTCTTATTGATGGAGTCAGCCAATGCTTCTGCCAGTTCATCGCGAGATGATTCAATCTCGTGTTCAATAGTTTTCTTTTTCATATATGATAGTATGTTTGAGTAATGGTGCGCCAGTACTCCATCTGGCGCACCATCTTCTCATCATTTATTCTACTACTATGTTCAACTTACGAGTTGAACAAATTGTTGAATTCGTCAGCAATTTCCTTAGTGCTGGAAGGAGCCTTGACCGCAGCCTTGGTCGTAGCACTTTTTGGTGCAGGAACATCGGCGGGTTCTGCTTCAGTAGTAGCAGCAGTGGCGGAAACAGTCTCGCCATCTTCAGCAGCTTCCTGCGAAGAGTTCAACCAAGTATCCATTACAGCGGCCAGTTCTTCGTAAGACAGTTCCGGAAACAGTTCTGTCACGTTCTTCTGGTTCTTGACCTTCTCCTTGATGGCGGCATCAGAAGGGTCAAACGCGGGAGTCTGATTTGGCTTTACGCGAATTGTGGTCTCGGGGAAGCTCTTGCCAGTTTCTTCGGCAGTCTTGAACTCCACGACAATGTCACGACCTGCACGCAGATCAGTAATATCGCCATAGTCAGCATCAGCAATAATGCTCAAGATTTCCTGATACACCTGCTTGCCCATACCCCAGAACTTCACACCTTCGTGCTCTGCTCCACGAACGAGAACAGGTACATATGTACGAAGCTTGGGCTCAAGCGAGCGACCAGTCTTCCACTCTTCCTTGTCTCCGCTCTTCTTGAGCTTGTTGGCAAACTCAACGATAGGATCGGGGCGACCAAATGAAGCAGGAGACAGATATGTCTTACCGTTCATATTATAGTGGAAAAGCAGTTCAATGAACGGATTTTCAGGATTGTGAGCATAAGGAACGATTCGGATTACGTTCTTGCCCGGTGTTGGCTTCCACACGGCGGTGGTCTTGTTTTGTGTGCTCTTGAGCGAATCAAGACGCGACTTAATTTTGTTAAGGTCTAATGACATAATTATTTATTCGTTAATTGTTAATGTGTTTTGACCAATTTGAAAATACTCAACTCGGTCAATGTTGAATACTATGACTCAATAAATGATAATCGTCAATCTATAAGAAGCCGTTGGCTATTTTTTCAATCGTTAATCAGTCATTCGTTAAGTATCTATAACTATAAACTAAAGAAAGTTTATGCTTAACTTATCTGATAAATTTTCATCAACCGTGTTGGCGTGACTTTTATTTTGCCTTCTCTGGCAGTAATGAATGAGTTCTTATATTGTTCCCAGTTTATCTGAAATGTATTTGATACTATGCCGTTATTCTGCTCTTTGATAAGTTCATTCAGAGCATTGATGCTGTATATAATATTATGTTCTTTTTTACGATGAACAGAAATGGTGTTGGTATAAAACTGACTACCGTTCTTTTCAGCATTATATGTCAGAAATATTTCGTCCTTATTGGCGACGTTTTGTAATACATACACTTTCTTTTCAAGTATGTTGTAATACTCAGACAACGCATCTATTTCGTTTTGATATGTATTATACTTTGCGAAAGTGCAAAGAAGTTGTGCGTTGCTGCCTGCCATATTACGTCATGTTCTTTTCTGCAAAGATTTTGTATTCATCTCTGTCAACACTCTTAACCGGCACAACTTCACCGCTCAATCCAACAACGGCTACAGTATTTCCTTCAACATCTCTATATTCACCATATGGTTCCGCTCTCCAACCTTTTTTAGCGGCAAATTTCTTTGATACAGAAGAATATTGTTCGGGAGGAGTTGTTACCACAGGAACGTCTATAGCGGGAGCGGCGGCTGAGGCTGGTGCGGCTGGTGCTTCCGAACTTGGTTCTTGTGAATACTTTCCTTTATAAGTAGGTCCAAGTTTTTTTGCGGCATATTTCAATAGCGCGTCACTTCTTGAATCTACATCCAAATCTTCTTCGGGAGCTTGCGACTTTGGCTTAGAATCTTTTGGAGCATCCGAGGGAGTTCCTGTTTGTACAGTTTTTTTATTTGTTGGTTGCGCAACTGGCGCGGATTGTTTTGCTGTCTGACCGGTATTAACTTGTTGATCTACAGAGGTTGTTGCCTGTGCCGTCTGTCGTCTTTGTTTTCCCTTGCGTTTATAGTAAAGATTCATACCACCCTTACCGTGGGTTGGGTCCGATACAGCGTGTGTTCCTTTTTTTATTGCAGCGTCACGATATTCTTTAGATGGAAATGTAACCAACCATCCTTCCTTGTTATAAGCTTGGCGGTCTGGATATTTTCCTTCTGCAAACATTGCCGTGTCGAGTAGATTTTCTGCTATTTCCTCGGTCAACCCAAATCGCACAGAGCGTTCTACAAAAACAGCCAAGTGATCGGCGTTGTGTATATCAAATACTCCGGACGATATTCTATCGTCAGATTCGCAGTCAAGTATTACGTTTTCTATTAATTTTTCAATTTCATTTTTCATTGTACATCTCCGCTACTTTTTCGTTTGATAAGAACTGGTCCACTCTGCGCATAACCATAAAACATCCAGTCTCCAAACCAGTTTTCTAGATTTGATTCATATTCAAATGTGCCATTTTCTTTGAATAAAATAATTCCGCCAGTATAACTTCCCCCCGATGAGGATACAGCCTTGAGCATTTCACTTGCAACTTTAACTGGGTCGTAAATGTCTTTATCAACTTGGGGATGATATTTGAAAAACTCAAGTCTTTTTATTTGTGGAATTATTATTTCCATTTTTCTTGCTTGTTTTTCAATTGGAGATACTTTTATTTGAACAGTTGATCCTTCTGGTGCTGGTTCTTTTATCTTTTTTTCATTCTCTGCATCAAGGTCTTTCAATTTAAGAACTTTTGTGCTATCGTCTAAATCAAATTCTACCTTCTCGGTACCAGTAACCGTTCCATATTCTTTTTCTGAAAGTCCTCTTACATATAATCGCAAAGTTTCTAAACCATATATTACAGAAACTCCCAAACTAAATAATGAAGGATTTTTTATAAAATCTTCGGTTGCAGTATAATCGCTTCTTTTCTTTCCTAGCGAGCCTAAACCGTCTTCTGCACCGGATTCTTTTAAAAGATCAATCAATGCTTCCTTATATTCATCTTTTCTACAATATTCCATGAGTTCTGTGAGTGCTCGTATGTAGGGAACTTTATCAAATCCTCCTCTACCGAATGCCGCAACGGTTATTCTAAAAATGTCAGAACCTTCTTTTACATCTATTTTTCTACCATCGGCCAGCAAAATATCCCCAGACTTCGTTCCTGCACTTTTCGCGTCTTTGATCAACAATACAATTATATATTCTCCACGACCCGCAGAACCAGTAGAATCTACTTTTTTCGCCGACGATCTTGCACCGTCCAATGCTTTCATAAAGTTCAAGAAGTCCGATTGTTTTATTTTCTCGTTTATATAACTTACTGCACTTTCCGGCGTTTCATTATCCAAGTGTTCAAGAAAATCCATTTTATTCTGTGCAGAAAGCTCATCCAATGCATCAATAATTTTTTCTGCGGAGTTTTGATTAAAACCTTTTTCTTGCGTGAGAAAATTTACATCCCATTTTGCCTTTACGCCAAAAGTTTTATGCCATTTTTTAGCCGCTTGCCCCGACTTTATCATTTCTATGCTCGTTCCGTCTTGATACATCGGATGATTTTTTGCGATTAACGATCCTCCTTTATTTACAAAATATTTAGAAGCAAGTGGATTGATCTCATCTCGTTCTGCCAGTATTTCATTTAATATAGAAATATTTTCTGGGGTGTCATGTCCACTCGCCAAACCATCTGGCGAACGCATCGCCCATTCATTGAGAACATACTCTATAATCTTACTTTTTTCCATGATATATAAATATTCGTATATATGAGATATACGCTTATTATAAATATTATATAGAGATCTGTTTCATATCACCATAATTCTTGCCTGCATATACTTTTACCGGAAACTTGTCGCGTTCCATTATGCTCTTTATTCTTTTTATAACAGGCATCTTATCGCTTTTATGAGCATCAAACAAGATACTATCGTATGTATATAGCACCGGCTTGGTTTGTTTATCACTTAGATAGTTCATTAGTTCGCCAAGCACATCTACTGCCATTTCTGTCTCAAATGCCTGTAGTATATAGTTGAATAGTTTATTGGGAGTGGGGTCTTGAATATGACAGTGTTTGATTTTTCTGCCATACTTTGGCGTTTCTATATATCCATTTTCCTCAAAAAACTTCCAACGATGGTCAATATATTCCTGCACCTTCTTTAGATATGGAATATGTATCCATTTCTTATCAATGCCGCCATATATCTGTGTAAATGTAAATCCTTTAGCGACGGCAATATCTTCATCAGTTATATTGGACTTGTTGAAATAATACTTGGATAGATATGCATATGGATTTTCAGCGGCGTCCATTTGGAAGTTGGATAGATGAGCAATAAGACGGGGATGAAACGCATTATAGTCCATCATCACAAGCATACCATCGTCGCCATATCTGCTTACAAAGCAGTTTCTGCTGCCATCATTTTTGTTTAGAGCAGCATAATTGACGCCGCCAAATCTATTACTTGGTCTACCTGTTGATGTAAGCAGGTTGTATTGAGAGAATACAAGGTTGTTCTTGATATGGCGATTTTGTTCCTCGCCGAAAATATCAGTAAAATCTTCATTCACGCACAATCCATTTGACTCTAACTTGGCAAACAAGTCAGTCATAACATTGTTGGTGAATACAAATCCCTTCTCGCGAATATTAGACAAGTATATGTTCTTTATCTTCTGAACATTATTGGTGAATACTTTGGCGTGCTTATATACCGGCACACACTTGTTCAGATCAAACATATTCTTGAAATGAAAATCAATGAAGTTATGCGAGTTGGTCGTTTCAACTTCAGATGGCAGTTGGCCATTCTCAAGAAATCTAAACACATCTATGTCTATGAAGTTATAATCCTCGCCAAACAACTGAACAATATTCTTCTTGTCTGAAACTATCTTGTTATGAAACTTGGCATTACGCAATACAACCTTGACGCTCTCAAGAATATTATCCAAGCAGATGCACTCGTTATGATCTATGGGCAAACACCAATAGTCGTCGCTGACATAAAAGTAGAAGAATAATAGTGATATGTTGTTGTTGGACACATGCTTTTGATTATCCAAACAAACAGCACTGATATAAACGTGTTCAGAGTTTATGATTGAACACAGATTGTTATAGTCTTCGGTTGTTTCTACAATATGCACATGAGCAATATGGCATATCTGCGAACAATGTCAACTTATTTTAGTTACCTCTCCAATACTCAAGCGGGTTGTTCAATACTCCAGAAAGATCTATACCTTCTTCTTTTTTTATTCTATCTATCTCAAACCTATTTTGCTCAGTTACGCCAGCTTTGTCAAGAATGTTGCCTTTATATATGTTATTCTTTGGTCCAGTAATTTTCCACTTTACTTGGACTGTTTTATACAAATTTAAATTAATAGAAGATTTATCCACATAAGATATTTCATTAATCACGTTTTCATTTATCTTTTTTACAAATACGCGAGTAATATATCCCTTGTTATAATCTTCGGGGGATGGTTTTGGTTTGGTGATTAAAATATTTGTTATTTCACCAATCTCTGGAAACGTGCCGTACTGACTAGGTAATGTTTGATTGTATATCATAATACTGTGAGTGGTCTTACCTGTGCAACTAGTGTAGTAATCCACATTTTATCTTCAATATTTTGCTTGACATCTGATATTTGCCATACCGCATTTTCAAAATTATATGCTTCTGGTGCATGGTCTATCAAAAATTGAGAAAGATAGTTTACACCCGATATTCCCAATAGTTCCAACGTCAGTGTGGTTCCTGGCATTATTGCATTATTCAAGTATGGAGATTTTTTATTTGGCAGTTTCAAGATATAATTCAAAAATGTAGAATTTTTTTCACATATAAAATATTCTAGATCTTTCTTTGGGTTATTTTTATCTTGTGCATAATATACATAAAAAGCATTTTTGTTTTTATTGCTGCGAGTTTGACGTTTCTTTACAAGTTCGTCCTGTTTTTTGATATGAGCATCAACGGCACTTTCAGATGGAGTATTTCCCGATACAACCACCGTTGGTAGTTCTCCTTTTCTATATAATCTGTCTCCTGCGGAATACCTGCTTACTATAGGTGTAGCAGCGACATTTTTTGTCTGCGTGGATCCATCTGGATCTTGTTCCGGGTTTGCACTTTGCATTACCAACTGATTCATCATTTCCGAACTAAGCTTTACATCAAACGACGCGGCTCGCAAAAATGCAGAATCTATCGCACCAAGAGTTATTATTGGCAAATTTTTTGCATCATTTTTTACGGCTATACCTGGCAAATTTTCGTCATAAACGGAATATTTTCTGTTTCCATATTCGGCGGGTATTAGTTTAAGTTGACATATCTGGCATAATGACTGGTTTATTCCTTGCAACAGTTCTTCTATTAGTTTTAATACGGAATCATTTTTTTTAACCAGCGCTCTAAAATATTCTTCATTTATAAATAAATCTTTTAGAAGTCCCCAATATCCCGCTTTTAGATTTTGCGCAACCTTGCCGTCAGAATCAAGAACTTGCTCGTCTCGATACACCGGAAATGATTCTCCATTTGGATTTATTATTTCTTGCAAATTGTCAAATTTTGTTGTGTCTAAATAATATTCTTTTAAGATATCTTCTACTTTATCTTTAAACAGAAGGTTATATTTTTCATCTTCTGGTTTATAATTATTGGCTGTGCCTTCACCTTTATTTTCTTCAAATACAAACCTAGGAGCATACCTATTTGGTACCAATACATTCGTGTTGGCCGATTTCAATAACGGATTTGCGCAAACTCTCGTTTCCAATATATCAAGTTCACGTATAATTGCATTTTGCGTTCCACGCATTTCAATTTTAAAAAATGCATTAATTATGTCCTGTACTAAATCCATCCTCAACCAAAAATTTGGAGTATTCTTTGATATCGGAGTATCTTGTATTCTAAATACTCTTTTTTCTTCTTCAAAGGTCTTGTCACCGATCCTCAATTCTTTTCTTAGTTGTTTATACTTATCTTCCTTAGAATCTATGTTTTTCATGTCATCGTTTGCAAAAGAATGAAAACTTTTTACCGAAAGATAGTCCTGTTGCTGTTTTATGGTAACATCTTTGTTTGCGATTTGTTCGCCTTCTATAAGTTTATTTGCATTAATTAATGTAGTATGACAGTCATATCCACCATTATCATTCATCTTAAACCCGTAATCTACGATAAACCCCAGCCCAGCGTCATAATTTCCGTTGGATTTTTTTATATATTCGAGCGTATAACTTGGGTCAACAAACATTTGATTTATCCAGTCTAGGTCGGTCAAATCTACTAATGATACTGTATCATAATTGTTCCATCCCCATTCAATTAAACAAGTTATTCTCGGAGTTAAAAAATATGGAATAAGATAATTCAATTGCGCGAGAGAATAACATTTCCAATTTATGGTTATTTTTCTACATAAGCTGGGGAAACTAGAATTTGTTCCGCTGAATTCACAAGACACCGACTCTAAGCTAGGTGGTGGACGGTGTGGAAAATCCGTTCTCTGTTTTAATTGTTGGTTTGGTCCAAGAGCAGAAGATTTATCAAACGGTATTTGATGTGGATTTCCCCTTGCGTCTACTCCTATAGTAATTTTTCCATCTGCGTTAAATCCATAACTTTCATTAAACCCGTATGTTCCTCCCAAAACAAAACCGTCTTTACCTTTAGCATCTGGTAGCGAAGATATCCCATTTGAAAAAAATCTCGCCCATGCAGTTCTCGGTCCACTATATGGTTTAGCTTCTGTCGGGGTAGGGTTTTGCCCATATTCTCGTGCCCTTCGTTTAAGCTCATCTACTACCCACGGTGATAGTGGATGCAATCCCCACGGTACTACAGTTACGTTGCTCATAACAATTATGTGTTGTTTTCTCTTCTAAATTTTAGAATAATATTATCTATGTTTTGTGGTATTCTTATTTGTTGTCCTGTGGGTGCCTTGAGTGTTGCTTTTACGCCATTTGCTTGAGCAAGTACCCACCACAAAGTACTATCATTATAAAACCTGTGTGCAAGGTTGTCAAGATAATCTGTTTCATTTGCTACAATATATATGTCGTTCGCAGCAACAGGTATTTTTGGATATCTAGTTGTTTTAAATACGCGCTTACCATCATAGCGTTTAAAAACATTAGTTTCATTTTCAATATATCTATTCATATTACAATGTACTCCATCCTACTTGAGGACCAAAGTGATAATTTTTTGTCTGTGATTGTTCTCTTTCAATGACACTTAGTTGTACCGATACATCTATCATGGTTGGAAGCTGTCGAGAATATACATTATCTTGCGTTATGGTTTTTTCTTTTCCGTATACATACGTATATTTGTTATCTCTTAGTGTTTCCCAGTGCGCGTCGTCTGGAACGGTTACGCCTACGCTTCTTAATATAGCTGGCTGGTCTACGTATAAGTCTCCTATTCTGAATTCAATCATAGGCGGATATATAAATCCACTTTCTCTACCCGTGGTTGCAGTGTCTGGATCTTCTGATAGTAAGATTTCTTCATTAGTAACTATTGCTCTGTCTGTGTATTTACTTGGTCTAGTTAATCCTACTAAATAATTAACTCTTTCCCAGTTAGGGACCAACTCGTATATACTATTTGCGTATACTCTAAAATTAAAACTTAAGTCTCTGCTAAACCCTTTATATACAAAAAGCTTGTCTGCACGACCCATGTATTTAATGTCATCCCAATCAGCAGTATTGTTATCTTGTATGCTTCCGAGAGTGGCTCTAAATGGAATATAAATTTGATTAATCAAGTCGTAAAAGTAAAAGAAAATAAGGTCTCTTGACTGATTCGATCCTTGGGCCAAAAATAACTCATCTATGTCTCCAGTTGGAGTCAATAAGTTGTAATCGTCCGGCGTTCCTGTTTCATTAAGTTTTTTTGACGCTTTTGCAAACCCTCTGTTGTCTATTCTTATTTCATTTACTATTCCACCTTGTTCTCTCAAATATTTTAAATACGGACCTTCTGCTACAGATGATTTATCAACTACGGTAGGTTGTGCACCTGTTCCATTTGGAATAGACTCATAATTATTGTTACTGTTGACTCCTATTATCGGATTTTCTGTGTATCTTTCCGCAGAAGATCTAAATTGACCGCCTCCCGTAGTTTGATTGTATGGTAGCATTGCGACCACCATTTTTGAATACAAATCTTTTAAATTATTATATGCCGGTCTCCCGATTGCGCGGTCAATTTCAAAATCGGTTATTCCGACGGAATCCATTTGTATCTTTACACTAGGTGCATATTGTGTGGAAGTATCTCTAGGATCTTGTTTTGCTGGATAGTATTTGTGATAATCGGATGCACCTAAATTTCCTATAGGAGATGTACCTCCAGTTTGTGTACCCGTTGTTGCATATCTATCATTATAAAAGGTCTGCGGTTGATTATATGCTGTGGTTTTTAATAGCCCCGATCTATCGTTTAAAAATGAATAATAAATACCTTCTTTTCCGGTTTCATACTCTGGTCTATATTTCCATGTTTCTCCGACACTTCCTCCAAATGCCCCAAGTGGATTCGTACTTGGTATAAGTTTGCGAAGTTTATCCACCAGTCCGCTTGCCAACTTTTGTAAAAATCCTCCTCCATTATCATTTTGACCAGCATTTGATGCCCAAATTTCATTAAAATTTGAAACAGCTTTTGACGCAGTGGGGTATCTTAGCAACCCATATTTTGCTCCACCTCTTTTACTTGCATATTCAGAATATGGAACTCCATTTTCTCCAGTAGCAGTACCATCCAGTCTCGGTTTTTCCGAGTCTTTGGTAGAAAACCCAAACGTACTTAATAGAGAATCTTTGAAGAAGTTTAGCAACCCTCCGCTTGTTTCCAAATGTCTTTGTGGATATCCTATTAACCCAAGCGAACCGGGTCTTGCCGTTGCTTTCAATAAACTTAATGGATTATAGATTCTTGTTTCGTTGAATGCGTTTTGCTGCTGAAGTAATAATTGTTTCCCCGTGTATAATAAACCAATACCGCTTGTTGAAAACTTTGTCATTCTTATGACATCTCTTGCGGTAGAACCTACGGGAAATGCTGTCGTGTCGTATCTAGTTAAATTCTTTTGAAAGTTTGAGTCAGTAAGCTTCGTGTATATATAAGGCTGGTTAGATCCAATATCCCCACCAGCTTGATAATATGGACTAAACTTATTATATAAATTATATTCATTCTTTTGGAATGCTATCAGATTTTGCGCAGGTGTACTTCGCTGTATAGGTGATAGTGGAGCTAAAAATGTATTGTCTGCCATAAGTTATAAATATTAAGATGTCTTGGCCAATGTTCTAGAAACTAACGCTCCGTCCATATAAACTGAAACTTTTCCTCCAATAAGCGCCTCGTGTATCGCATCAAGTTTTTCCGCAATTTCATTTCCTCCGCTTGTTACTCCAGCGGGTGCTGCTGCACCGACTGGGGTATTTGATGCTGCGGAAATTGCCGCCATTGCAGTTAACTTTAACAAACTTATCTTTTCGAGTTCTTCGTTCATTTTTCCTATAGATACCGTCAAAACGTCTATAGATTTTGCAAATACCTCTACTTGATTAAATTTTTCAAATGCGGATGACAACATACTGATTGCCGAAGAAGTATCAAGTAGACCCGGTCCGACTTTTGCCAGTCTTTCTATCTTTGCAATTGGGTCTCCGCCAAGAAGATTTCCCACAAAAGAACCAAGACCGGCTCCAGCCGATCCTGCACCAAATGCCGCAAGAGCAACTCCAATTGCTCCAATACCCATTGCAGTTCTAGTTAAATCAATTTCCGACAGTCTTAGTATAGGGTCCACTGACCCTGCTATACCTTCTCCCAACAATTTAATACCATATCCTGCGGCAATTGCCGCTACTCCAAACGGTATCAATGCTGCGCCAAGGGCTGCTATTCCGATTACTCCCGCTCCAAATATTGCTGCACCGACACCGGACATAAGTATAGCACCAAGACCAAACGCCGCTGCTGTAAATCCTACTAATGCAAGTGCTCCTATTCCCACCGATGCCCAATCAACTTCCGAAAACATTTTCATAGAGAACGCAAATGGTAATATTGCTAATCCCACAGCAGCTATACCGAGTGCTCCTTTTAATACTTTCGCATCTCCAAAATAACTTATACCTTTTGCTACATATTTCATGAATGTTGCAATTCCTTTTCCGAGTGAAGATCCCATTCCTCCTCCAGATTTTCCAATCTTTGATGCCCCTTCAACAGCTTTACCGGCGTCGCCCAGTCCACCAAGTCCTGGTATTTTTGATGCCAGTTTACCAAGTACTGGTATTTTTGATAATCCAGATTTTATCGTTGCAAACGGAGAGGTTAGCATTTTTGCCAATCCTCCGATTCCACCTGCACCAAAAAACATTTTACCAAGTAGACCCGCTGCTCCAGCGGCAGCAGTGTATTGTACAATCGATTGTATAAGTTTTTCGTTTTCTTTATAAAATTTTTTAATGGGGTTTACTGCGTTTGATATATACTCTCCAATATCTTTAAATATTTTTACGCCTACTTCCCACTTTTTCAACCAAGTTCCTCCTTCTACAATTGTTGCCGTCAATGCCTTAAACGGATACAATATGACTTTAATAATTCCTGCTATGAATTTTAAAATGGGAACTGCTACTTCGGCAAGCGGTGTTATTATGGGCTCAAGAATATCTGCAAATGCAATGGCCAGTGAATCCATTATGTTTTTGAGCTTTGTCATTACGCCCTGCATTTTTTGTTGTGCAAGAACTTTTTGATTTTGTTGAATCAGGTCTTTTTCTTCTTCTTCGCTTCGTTCTTTCATCAGTCTGAGTTCTTCTTCCTGTCTCAGCAATTGTTGACGTTTTTCTTCGTCTGCTCCATACAATATTTCATCGCGTTGTTTTTCTACGGCCAATGCCTTTGAAATATCCTTGAGTTCCATACCAGCGGCTTTAGCGAGTTGTTCACGCTGATAAACAGTCATTCTTTCAAAGTTCCCCGCCGCTTTCACTGTCTCCAAGGTTGCTTTTAATGCTTCGTCTGTCTTTCCTTCAAATGCAAGTTGACGCGCTTTTTGGAAAGAAATACTCTTTCCAAGTAATGCGCTAAGTTCAAGTTCGTCGTTTATACTAGAAGTAAAATCCAACAGTTTTCTTTGTGATGAAGCAATCTTGTTGATATCCAATCCAAGCGCTCTTGCCGCAATTGCTGCTTTCATCAGTTTTGCGGGAGAGCCACCAATCATATTGATCGTAGTCTCTGATGCTTTAGCTACATCATCCATCACTTTTGCAAACGGCACTCCCGTTTTGTCGGAAAGAACTGCACCAAGTTTTATGGTATCAAACGCAGCCGCCTCAGAAGACTTTCCGATACCCATAAAGTTTTCAAGAACTTGCGCAGAAACTTCTTCAGCAACCCCAAGGTTTTGTGAAAGCAGAGAAACATTCATCATCGCGTCTTTGCTGATCAATGATGCTCTACCAAAAACATTTGAGAGTACTTCGGCAGACTTATATGCCTGCTCTATAGTTACTCCCATATCTCTAAATTTAATATTTATTTCTTCAGCATACTTTCTGATATGCCCCATCTGATCCACGGTGAATCCCGTTGTTCTTCTAAAATCTTCTGCTGCTTTATCAAGAGCCACAAAACGTTCATATGCCATCTGAATCAGTTTCAGAAGATTTAGTTGAGCTTGTAGTTTGTTTATTTTTTCAAGCAATTTTGCTCTTTCTTCGTGTAAGTTATTTAATCTATATTCTCTTTTTTTAGTATCTTCTTGAAGTGCCGTGCGTTGAGCCACCATTTGTCCAAGCCGTTCTTCAATTCCCATTCTATCTTTTTGCGTTTTTTTGAGATCTTCTTCTAAATTTACACTTACTCCTTCCAATTCTAGTCTTTGTTTTTTTGCAGCATTTAAGTTATCAGCAAAAAGTTCTGCTTTTCTTACCGAGTCCTCATATGCATCTTGTTGTTTAATCAAACGTTTTCCTACCGATTCTCTTTCCTGCAACAAAGCATTTTGGGTTTCTTCGGATTTTAAATTTTTCTTAGCAATAAGACTTCCTTGTATTTTGGCTTTGTGAATTCGTTCTTCTATTATGGCTCTTTCACGATAGTCACTTGTAGATTGAAGCTCGGCTGCCAAATCGGTCTGCAATCTTGCATTTTCCGCAATTTGTAATCCTAGCTGAAATCTTTCATTTGCATTTTTTAATATGTCGTCGTCTATTCTTAAAAGCGTTCCTTTTGTTTTTGATATATGTTGTTCTAACACTTCTTGTTTTTTTAATTCTGAATTTAACGCACTCCCAATTTCTTTTTCTTGCCGAACGATGTCGGCTATTTCTGCTTTAATTTCACTTATCTGTGCTGTTAGGCTCAGTTCTTGACGAGCAAGTTGTGCAATTTCTTTTTCGTCTTCTGCGATTTGTGCCGTGAGTGCACTTATTTGCGTATTGTTTGATTCAATTTGTCGGATGTGTGATAATATTTCGGCATCTATCCCTTTCAATTCTTGTTGCGCTTTATTTAATTTATCATATGTTTCGCCATATGCTCTATTGAGTTTTTTTGCCAAATCAAAAGTATCTTCCAATGTCTCATAAAAGTTGCGTACAATTTTGTTAGATTCGTCCATCGAATCACGAATCTTTATAATTTGTTCAACGTCTTCTTTTTCGATTGCCATATATCAGGTTATATTATAAATATATCCCGAACTCATCTTTTTGCCGTCGGAGGACGAGCAATCTTAGCTGGTCCACCACCTTTGGAAGCAGCTTCATTTGCCTCTTTTTCCGCCTTTTTGGCATCAACAAGCTTTTTTATATAAAAACTGCGTAAGTTGGTAGGCATATTATATACACCTTCTTGCGTAAATGCTCCATTGCTATAATAACAAAGGTCAAATATTTCAGAATGTATAGCAAGTTTACTCTCTGGTCCTATACCAAATATTTCCGTATTTATATCCATTTTTGACTTTTTTACTGCTTTACAAGATGGACAGTTGGTGTGCATACCTGTTTGATATCCCGGCGTGTTTTTTTCAAAAAATGTTCTAAATGCGCTGCTGTCGCTGGCTGGCAGTACATTATTGTAAAAACTATCAATATCTTCTATACCATCTATAGATAATGTTATACTCTTAGCAAACGCCAACCATCCATATTCTTCATAAATGTTATATTCTTTTACATTAGGAAGTTTATAGTATACTGTTTTGTTGGCTTTGGCAAACTTGTGTTCAAGCTTGTTTAAGCCACGGGTATATCTTAAAAAATAAAATGGCTTGGATCGAAAGCCAAATGACATATCAAACTCAAAATCGGCTTCACAATCGTCGCAGCGAGCTTTAAGTTTTGCTCCAGCCCCATAATTTGCTATTCTAAGATTGAGAAGTATAGATTCTTTATCACAATTTAACAAAGTGTCATAATCTAGTTCACCATCCACCATACTGGTTAAAAACTCTTTTTCGAGGAGCTTACGTTTAATCAAATTTACGTTACCCAACAATTCTTCGTGTTGAGCAGTAATAGGATATATTCTTATTTTACCAGAAGATAGCGGATGATCTATAGGATAAAAATATCCTTCAGACACAAGGTCAATTATCTCTGATTGTAACTTCACACATCTCTGTCGGACAGATTTGGCCAGAAGAAGTTTGCTCCGAGAGGAATGCTCATCTTGGTTTGATGACCGCACTTTGGGCAGTTAAAATTAAAAGTCATGTCTAAATCGGGAGTTACTTCTCTTACGTGCTTTCTGAATGCAAGGCTATCTTTTGCCGCCATTTGATTGTCTACGTAATTTTTAATTTTTGCACGATCTGTTTCGCCATCAATCGATTTGATTGTATATTTAAGTCTAGTTGTGACTTCTGGCGCAGATGCGTTTGTTCCAAGTTTTGCCAACGCTTTTAATTCTTGATCTATATCGTTTTCATCCTTGTGCGTCAATAGACTCCAAATTACTGGCTTTTTTGAATTTGGTAGAGTAAAACTAAACTTATTTTCTCCTTTTGCGTAATTTTCAAACGCAAATTCTTTTGGTTTAATATTTGATAAATCAATCTGTATCAGCGATTCTTCGCCGCATTCTGGGCACTTTATTTTTGTGGCATAGTCTTCTCCATATGCATTCTTTCTTGATTCAACAAATAACGCATTTTTGTCACCAATCAACACGTCATTCAATGTTACATTGGGAGTAGCAATAAGTGCCTTCAAAAATTCATCAAGAACAATACCCTTTTTAAGAAGATTGCTGTTGCTTAAGATATCTTCGTGTTTGGCAGTTACGTGATACAGCTCGATGGTTCCACCGGAAAGTGGATGATTAGCTGGATAAAAGTGTCCTCTTGATGGTAGTTTGACACTAATAGTAGGAACAGATTGCTTAACTGCTTCGGTATTTGCGACACTGGATGTTGCCTGCTTTGTAACGGGTATTGTATTATTTTCCATATTTAGTATAACGTTTGTTTATTCATATATATGACTCAAACTTAGTTTTTTGTATATATAAAAAGTTTCTGCCGCTAAAAAGCGGCAGAACATTGAGGTTATTTATATATTTTAATTATTTTAATCCTTTTTTCTTCAACAGATATTGACGTAGCCGGTTCATCTTTGCTTGTTTGTCAGCTTTTTCAGATGCAGCAAGATTTGCGATATCTGGTTCGGATGTATCTGTTTCTGTTCCTGCGTCCACTTTTGCTTTTTCTATTGCGGTCTGAATTACCTTAGCATCCATACTTAGCGGAGTTTCTTCGCTATTTTTTTCAGCAATAGCGTCAATAACTTCCTGCTCTGTTGCATTTGGATTATACTTTACAAATTCCGCGACGGCTTCTTCTGTTCTGGCAATTTCAGCCTGTGATCCTGTTCCAGTTGATACAACCGGAGATGTTTTTGGACGACCCAGATTTGGATTGGTTCCTGTTTTTTGATATGAACCTTTTGGAGCCTCTGTTGGTGTGCCATCTGGTATTGTCTTGTGTCCTTTAACGGCCCACCCTGTTGGCGAGTTTGGATCTTCTACTTTAAACTTGTTACCAACCGCACCTTTTACGCGAGCCATTTCGTCAATTTCTTCACGTATCATTGACAGTATTTCTTCCTTGATACTTCCAACTTTTTGTGGGTTGGATGGCTTCTTAACTACAGGAAGTTTCTTGCCTTCTTCTTTTTCTTTTGGCTCTGATGTCGGGGTCAATGACTTTGAGTCGGCTACGTTTTCGGTATGATCTGTTGACTCCTTTGCTTTCTTGAAACCAGACAATCCTTTTGTTTCATCCAGTTTTGAGTTTTTAACGGTAATCACTTCTTCTGCGATTACTTTTAGTAGTTCTTTTAGTTCTGATTTTTTCATAGTGTTTTCTTTGAGGTTAATTCTTCTGGCATAATCTTCTGCCGCTTTTGTTGATGCATCTATTATGTTCTTGATATATTGTTCTCTCTTTTTTGGATCACGTTCTTTCAAGAATATATCATCATACGCAAGATCGGTCAAACTAGCTTCTAGTTGACCTATCTTAAAAAGATATTTTGGTGAATTGTCCATATTACCACTTTCTGCAACTCCAGTAACGTGCTTTTGTACGTGGTCCTGGATTAGCGCAATTATGACGTGCTCTAAAACTTTTCCTTCTCTTTGGATTACTCTTCTTGATACGCATCTTTTTATCGCCGAAGTTTACCTTCTTTACTTTACCGGTTGTTGGATTACGAACAAAAACTTTGAACTTTTTTACATCGCCCCTCATTGGTTTTCCAAGTTTTACCTTGCGACCACGATATTCTGCTTCTGTCAAGTTTTCTTTAGCATCGGCATTAATATCTCCATAAATCTCATAAAACTCATCGCCTTCGCAAGTATGCTCTTCACCTTCTGGAACCATTTCCCAGTTGGTCTTGCGATAGCATTCTTCATAAGCCTCGTTGGTACCTTCTTCCATGGCAGCTTCATAACATTCCCAACATTCATCTTGCATCTGGTTCTGTTCGTTATACATCTCTTCTACCATTTCTCTGATTATATTCTTCAGTTGTTCTTCTTTCATAAGGGTTTCCTCGTTCTTTTTTCTGCCTTGGCAATGTGCTTTTTGACTGAATCCTTTTGGATGACTACAATCAATGCTACGCTTGTATTTTTTGCTCCATTTTTCATCAAGTTCTTCAACGCCTTCTGATTTGTTGCCCCAGTTCTTTGCTCCTTTTTTACGGCATTTTACTAATGCACCAGAAGCATATGCACTTGGCCACACTTTATAGCGCGATTTAACTTTATAATAACAAGCATCTTTCTTTTCGTTCATCAATAGTTCTGACACAAGTTCTCCACCACAAATAGGGCACATATGATTTTCATTTACATTATCCATAGTAAATTCCTCTGTTTCTGCTATATTTTGTTTTTCTAAATGGTTTTTAACTTTCATCAACTCTGCTTGATTTAAATCGTCCAAATGTTCTTTACCCGTCAACTCTTTTGTAAGTTCAAGAAAGCTTGGCTCGTTGTCCCACTCAATACCTAAGTCGTCTGCAAGTTTATGTATGGTTTCTGGTGTTATAGATTCGCTCAATTCTTTTTTCAACGATTGCAACAAAGCACGAGCTACAACACGATCCTTTTCTTTTTCGGCATCGCTTAGTTGGTTGTAGTCAATATTCATCAATTTTTTTCTTTGTTGTATCTTATTATCCAGTTTACCAGACTGGCGTAGTTTTTCAGTATCATCAAATTGATCCGGATTTTCAACAAACTTTTTTGCCGTGACATTCCATCCTTTGTGAATAGCATTCGCAATTTTTTCGATGTCAGTGACGCCCATATCAATTACTTCTTTAGCATATGTTGCAGACATTACATTAGCCTGCCAACCAAAAGTATTACCCGTCGTGCTGCGACCATATCCATATGCTTGATCCAGTGCTTCATCGCTAATGGTTGCCAGTTGTTCAATAGAGAAATTGGAAGATTCTGTTATAGATTCCTCTGTTTTCTTTTTACAACTACCTGGTGCACCAGCAGGCACACCACGTACTCGTGAGTATCCCTTCCAGCACTTTAGTTCATCCATCTTATCAGCCTCGGTTTTTACATTTTTTGCTTTGCCGCTACGATCTGGATTTGGGTCTTCACGTCTCTTTCTGCGTGCAGCAGTTGCTCTACCTTTCTTTCCCATCGCTTGTGCAGACTTTAGTGGACGACACTTTGGTTTACCTTCGCTTGATTTTTCTCTGGCACATTGACCACGTATCTTACCGTCTGGACCAAATCTTACCCATTTCTCTTTAAACCATTTATGCAGGTTCTCTTCAATCTCTAGAAGTTGTTTCTCAACATCGTCCATAATATATCAAGCTCTATCTTGTATAGACTGTTGTTTACGAATGACATCCGACTGCTGTTTTTGCAACTTTGCTTTTGTGCGTTCTGCTCTTTGTATCTTTGGCTGAATAGTTTGTTGTAACTTAGCCATATCACCTTCTACTTTTTTAATATTAGCAGTTAGTTTGTCACTCTGAGCTTTTAGATTCGCTAGTTCTTTTTTATCCGCGTCAGTCAATCCAGTTTCAGCAGCAGATGAATCGAGTGTGGTATCAAGTTCATTAAGATCTTTTTCGTATATTTCGTTCATCATATTGACTGCGAGATTGAATACACTACTTTGCTTCATAAAGTATACCGCCGCATTCCAGTCTTCGGCTTTAATTCTCTTCTTCAACTCGTCGGCGTATCCGTCAAGTTTTTTTTGCCAATAACTTTTTGGCATATTACCATAACCTATTAACTGAAGGTGTGGATCGTTGGTGTCTTTTCCGGAAATAATATATCCATACTTTGACGCATCACCGTTGGTTTCCGCCAGTTTATGAGCAACCACATTTTGAATTACTTCTTTGAGTGTAGACTTATTCATTATTTTCCGTGCATTTTTAAGATTGCTTCAGCGGCGTCTTTTGCCTTCTTGGCAAGTTCAACTTCACGCTTTTCTTCTGGATTATCCATATCAGTTTCATCGTGATCTTTGCCTTCAAATGCCATCCACATTTCATTTATCTTTTTATTACCATCTTTCTTGGCATAAAAAATCTTCCACATAGTAGCATATGCTTTACCTTCATCGTCCTTATACTGTTTCAGCAGTTTGTCGTGAAGTTTCTTTGGAAAATCCGGTGGAGCTTTTTCATCTAGTCTCCATTCTTGTGCTACACCAAGTGGAGCAAAATCATCTTTCATGACTTCTTCAACTACTTCACGTATAATTTTTTTAAGTTCTGATTTATTCATAATATTAATCCTGTTTAGTTGGTTTTATGTTAAACTCTTGTTGTAGCGTTTTTAGTATTTTTTCACGCATATCTTCCGTTTCATCCATATCAGAACCAGACACAGTTATATTAATATACAATGTTGGATTAGTTTCTGTTGGTGAAGTTATATATGACGCAGCAGTGCGAGTGTTCTTGGCTTTTGCCTTTTTAACAGCCTCAACTATTATTTTTCTTAGTTCTGCTTTAGTCATTATTTTTTTAGGTATATATAAATATCAACTTAACTATAAAAAAGTATATTGAAATGTGTTTTACTCAGGTGATACCCGGGGTTATAGGGGGTAGATCAAAACTTGTCAAGATAAAATAAAAAACCCCCACTTTTTACAGTGAGGGTTTAGTATAGAACACTATAATAATATTAGAACTGGAGGATACAGTAATCCATCGTTAAAGTGACATTTATAGCAAGTGATTCTTGAGCACTCCAGTCAAGACCTGCCCCGTTAAAATCAACTTGAGAAGGAAATGCTCCTTTAATGTCCCACTTTTCAACAATGTCACCAACAGGACCAAGAACTTGAATCTGAACATCTTTCTTATACATATCGGCATATCCGTTACGACCAGTCACGGACTCGTGAGCAAGACGCACCCACTCCATCACAGCTTGTGCGCCAGATGGCACAATTGGGTCATATAGAGTGATCTGAATGTCTTGCCATTCACTCTTACCCTTGAGTTTACGCTTCAAGTTAATATGATCCAATACAATTGTATTGTTATTGATGCTAGGACGAGCCGCCGCCTTGATAAGATAGGCTGGGATGCCGTCGATGTTCATGATGAATCTGTTTTGAACCTTCGGCTCAAATGCCGTAAAGAATATTTGATTTTGATCTAGTAGCTCTGCCATAGTATTATCTTTCTGTTAATTGTTTATACAGGGTGTTTATCACGTATAATAAATAATAACAATAAACAGTATTTTTTATTTGACGTTAAATATATATAATCATAAACTGCTTTTAAACCGAAGAATACTATGGCCAGACCCAAGAAAAACCCAGACTTTGTAGAGCTAAAATGTAAAACTTGCAATACAGATTTCAGAGTGAAATGGCAGAAACGAAACAAGCAGAAGTATTGCTGTAAATCTTGTTCTAACAAAGACCCAGAAGTGTTAGCAAAAATGCGAGCGTCGCAGGTAGAAACCTCACTAAAAAAGTACGGCACGGATCATCCTATGAAGACTTCTGAAGTTGTAAATAATTTCAAGAACTCTATGATGACCAAATATGGTGTAGAACACGCATTGCAATCAAAAGCTATACTTGATAAAGCCAAATATACCAATGTACAAAACTATGGTGTAGAAAATGTATTGTCGTCAAAAAGTCCTGTAAGACAGCGGATAATGGAAACTTGGATTGAAAAGTACGGTGTGGACAATCCCGGCAAATCTAGAGATGTTATACAAAAACGAAGTAAACTCAAACAAGAGAACCATTATGAAAAACTAAAAACTCTGTTTAATTCGCAAAATGTAAAGTGGTTATGCAAACAAGAGGACTATGCGGGCTATCATTTCTCGCAGAGATACAAGTTTAATTGTAAAAAATGTAATAATGGATTCGAGTCTACAGTATATGTGCCAACAGATGTGTTCTGTGAACTATGCCATCCTGAAAAGAAAGAAACCGCAGAAACTGGTTTGCAAGAGTTCTTGGTGTCTGAAGTAAAGGGTAAAACTATACTACGAAATAATAGAGTTGTGTTGGATGGCAAGGAGCTTGATTTTTACATCCCCGATCTTTCGTTCGCTATAGAATATAACGGGTTGTATTGGCACAGAGCCAGCCATCCCAGAATGTCAAAAAACTATCATCTGGAAAAGACTGAGAAGTGTGCCGAGAAAAATATACACCTCATTCATATACTTGAAAGCGAATGGAAGCATAAGCAGAATATTGTAAAGTCAATCATACGTCAGTATGTTGGCGGGCACGTTGCCAAGATCCACGGACGAGAATGCGAAATACGAAAAGTAGACACCAAAGAAAAGAATGAGTTCTTGAACAAGTGTCATATGCAAGGTGAGGACAAATCATCTGTCGCATATGGCTTATACTATAAAAACTCCTTGGTCAGCATAATGACGTTTTGTAGAAGTAGATTTGACCGAAAAGTTGAATGGGAAATATCAAGGTTCTGCAATGCGTTGAATACTCGTGTGCACGGTGGAGCAACAAAGTTGTTTAGTATATTCCTATTGGATTATAAGCCAAAGAGCGTAGTAAGCTACTCTGACCGCAGATTGTTCTCTGGAGACTTGTATTCTAAGCTAGGAATGACCTTTGAAGGAAATACAGCACAAGGTTATCATTATGTATCTCCCGACTTTAGTACAGTATTCAACCGACAGATGTTCCAAAAATCTAAACTGGCAAAAAAGTTAAAAACATTTGATCCCAACTTATCTGAATGGGAAAATATGAAACTGAACGGATTTGACCGTATATGGGACTGCGGTCATACAAAATGGATATGGAGAAGCTCTACAACTTCTCAATAAAAACTTCCAGATGATCTTTGGATATTCCCACATAAGGATTTTTGTTAGACTTCGGCAATCCTTTCTTGGAACTGTATTCGCACTGTGTCCTGCGACCAGCGTGCATGTTTTTTTGTAATGCTTTTGCGTATTCGTCAAACGGCGAAAGAGTCCAACCGCCTTTCTGCTTCAGTGCACCAGAAGGTCCAAGATAGCAGGTCAAATGATGCCAGATATTTCCTTTGTACTCAAAGATTCTGGGCGAAGGCTTTTGAGCCAACACCCACTTGGGCTTATCTCCGTGATTTGTTTCCCAATCAATACAATGTGCCTCCAACTTAGCATCATATTCGGGATCTTCATATTCAGGATGTTTCTTATGATGAAAATACCATTCTTTGGTGGGAATGCTCCAATACTTTCCTGTGCTGGAAAAGTATTCATGATCAGGATGATTTTCGTCAATGATATTACCCTTGGCGTCTTTTAAGTAAATGAACTTGGTGCCTATTGACCAAGGATAGTTTGTCCATAATCCACCGCTGAGAAGAAAGAACTCATAATACGGCCAAAGAAACGCATAAAAGCCACGCTTGGCGGGAGGAGAATGATAGCCATCACAGTTCGAATCATATCCCTTTTGATTGACTGAACTAAGCCCACCAAACCGGGCAAACTTGATATTCTTTAGCATACCGACATATTATCACGCCGATATATTATGTCAAGATGTTTTTATTTGTTGTTTTCTAAGCTTTGAAAATGCCCTTGCGATGTCTATATGCACATCGTCCGAATACTTCTTGTATTTTAATGATATCTTTTTGATATATGGTTCAATATCTGGATATACTTTTAACGCTTTTGCAATCGCATATATATCATCTGCCGCGTCTTGAACATCCTTCTCATAATAACTATTGTTCATGGCGATTTCATCGACACTCATCTTATCGTCGTAAATCGCTGATATAGTGTCTTTTAGTTTATCTAACTTACCTTTTGCTCTTAGTATCTTAAATACAATATTTTCTTCACTTAGTTCGCCGCCCTTGTCTAATCCTGCTTGACGAAACTTGTATATCTTGTCAAGTAAATCTTTTAGCGGCTTTTCGCTGTCTGCATCCATCAAGTCGTCTATCTTCTTTGAGTACTCTTTATACTTCTTTTTTATAAGTGACTTGTTGAAGTTTGGACTTTCTTTCTTTGGTTCTTTTATCCATTCGTTTCGTAGAACACTATACTTTGATGCAGATACCTGTTCTGCCCCTATATCTTCAACATATAACTCAACATCAAAGTTTTTCATCACAATGTCGTGCTTGCTATTCCAACCAGTTTTAATCGCATCAAACATCGCCTGTGCGTCTTCTTTGCTCATATCAAGTTTGGAAAAATCAGTTGATATATGTAGATCAATATCTGAATATGGCGTCCAGTTATAATTGGTAATAGAACCAATAAGAAGTATGTCTTCTGTCTTGATGTTTATATCTTGGTTCTTTTTTAAGTCCTGCACAAAATCCATCGCGATCTTGATGAGCGATTTTCTTACTTCGTCATCAAGTCTCGCACCATCTTCATTGATGTTCCATATAGGAGCAAGTTTGTCGTTGTATAAAGGATAATTCATCTTCCACCTCGTCTGTTTGCTACATCCATCCATTTGATTACTTCATTGCGAACAACTTCTGCTATATCTTCTGAATACTGAGATATAGGAGTATCTGCTGCTGTAAGGTCTTTATGTTGATGTGCTACAATATTGTTTTTTATTAATACGTCTGCAAAAGCCTTGCACGCCTTTTCAAGCATAACCATGTCGGATACATGAAATTGTTCTTTTAGCAGCAAAGATTTTAGCGAAACGTGATTCATACAGACACAATCTGTTTAATCTTATTTATGCTGCTCGCCGCATCTTTATGTAAAATAGCAATTCTATTTTCACCGGAATTTTCCCAAGCAGTTATATTCTTGTCTGTATCATCAAGTAGTATATGAGTAAGTCTGACATCCGCTCTATCAATGATATATTGTGGCTTTGATACGCCGGACGAAGCAATAATAACTTGAACACTTGGGTCTATATGCTTGCGTATCCATGCAGTTTTCTGCTCTTTTATTTTTGTGCCGATGCCTGCACTCAGTACAACAGCGGGTGGATCTTTGAATCTATCTTTTATATAATCCCAAAGAACTTTAGCGTCTGGCAATGGTTCTAGGTCAAGCCAGAAATTAGGATTTTTATTTACTACTTTCCAAAAAGTGTTTTTGCCATTTTTTGCTTCATAGTCTTGAGGAGATAATCCGCCAGAAACTGCCTTGAATCCTTTATCAAGGTTTACAAGAACTCCGTCCATATCCACATACATTTGATATTTAAGTGGAGACTTTTCTTCTACTTCTTTCAATAGATTTTTTAGGAGTATATGCATATTTTATAAATATCACGGTTTTGTTGAATGCACAAGTTTTTTCTTTGAGTTTTCCCAAACTATCTCGACATCGTAACCGACCGACATTAACTTATTTGTTTTAATGGCATCTTTGTCCCATTTTTCTTTTGCTGTCATGCGCAAAGATTTATTATAATAATCTGATTTGTATTTTTTAGGATTGCAATGCCAATAATCCCCATAGCACTCAATTACTTTTTTGATCGAAGGTATATAAATGTCCACAGAACAATGAACGTCTTTTAGATATTTTTCAAGAACTGCATCTGGATATTTTAATAAAACAAGATCATACGTTTGTTTTTGAAACTTTGATATGCGTTTTCCGTTTGATAATATAGCAGAAGGGCTATCAAAATAGCACGCGGTTCCGTATTTTTTCATACAAGTATTTGCAGCTTTTTCTGGGTTGTTGTATTTATAATTTCCGTATTTTTCTAGTTTGGTTTTTGATATTTTCTCAACCGAGATTGGATCTTTCATAGGATTGTTGTCATTTATCCAAATTTTAAGTTTTTCTCTCTTTTCTTTTGAACTTCTGTTACATTCATTTGAGCAATATTGCTGCAATTTTCCAGATCTTGGGTGTAGTATTCTTTTATATCTGTCAAACGGTTTATTGCAATTTAAGCAATTTACAATTTCGTGATTTTGCGATTTTCTCCAAGCATACATTGCTTTTGTATCTATGAATCTTTTATTTCTGTGCTTCCAATCAACAGTAAAAGATTTACCGGTCCATTCGCAAATTTTATTTATTGACATTGGGTTTCCATAATTTGTTTTCATATAAATATAAATATATGAACCGGTAGGCAAAATGATGAAATCTTGCTATATAAAAAAGAAACCCACTAAAAAGTGGGTTTCTTGTAATCAATTTTTTATGATTTATGCGCTCGGAAAAACGGCACCCGAAGGGAGTACATTGAAGTCCAATACAATCATTTCAGCGGTACGTGTTGGCTGAATATAGATCTGACCATACAATATGCCACGATCAACTAGATCAGGTGTATTGTTGCTGTCGTCCATAACAACCTTGAAGGCATACACACCCGAACGCTGCTGTACGCTTTCCAAGTATGGATTGACGATGTTCAAGAAACGTTGACGAGTTGTTGCTACGTTCTGTTCAAACACTAGGAATCTTGAAGAAGAAGCGATGAACTTCTTCAACGCGATCAATAGACGGCGAACATTTACGCGATCCAATGCACTTGGATTACGTTGCAGTGTCTTCTGACCCCAAGCCACAACGCCTTGACCAGGAAACGCGGCGATTGGGTTTACGTGACCTTCATATAGAGTATCACGTTCAGTGTGTGTCAATCTATCTGCTACAGACACAGCCGTTGGGATACCGCCTCGATTTAGACCTGCTGGGGCAAACCACTCAGCGGCAACTTTATCGTTGGCGGCATAGACGCCCATCATTACTACTGAAGGAGGAACGTTCATGATCTTGTTACTATTGGTCTCAGTAACTTTGACCCAAGGATAATATGTTGCAGCATAGTTTGTATCAAACTGACCGGCCAGATCTACTACGTTTTGAATAGCAGTTGCACCGGCTGTTTGATTTGGAGCAATGTCCATGATATAGAATGCGTCGCCACGACGTTCGCACATATCAACGATTGAAGTTGCTACATATGCGTGGTCTTCGTAGTTAATGCCGGGAACAGTGATGAGGTTGAAATCAAACTCATCCGCATTGCTTAAAGCAGCAATTGATTGTCTATAAGCATATGTACCACGACTTGTTGACGTAGAGCAATCTAGTCCCTGTTGATTTGTTGGCAATATATCATTACCAATTAATACTGGAACAGATGGCGATTGACCATCAAATCCACCTTGGAATCCTAGAACAAAACGACGCTTCTTAACATTTGTATTTTCTTGAGAAGCAACATACAATGGAGAAACTCCGCAATATGTTTCTAGGTCAAACGCAACATTAGCTCCTACCGCAGAACCTTGTGGTACTGGAGCGAAGTATTGCTTATTGTCTAGTTCTGGACCGACGCTAGATCCATTTGGATATAGAGCAGCAAGATCCGCGTCTGCTTGTGCTGGTGCTGGTTGGAATACTACACCAGAAGCATATCTACCTGGCTGTAACAAGTACGCCGAGGCAGAGCAGTATTGCATCGCAGGAATCTTGCCCAAACGAGCATAATCACCGCCGACTGGTGTGGCATATGGACCAAATCCATATGGAATTGCGTCAACTGGCCATGGAGCAGTTGCCATTTCAACACGAACATATTTGCTCTTTTGTGGGAAGTCTCCAAATTCCAGAATCTTACCGTTGAAGTCGATATAGTTGTATGTGTCACCAATACGACGAGCAACATAATTTGCACTATTGACATCCAAGTTTAGATTATCAAAACGTTCTAGATATACAGGCTTTAGGTCTGTATCACTATAGCTGCGAACCGCCAACGTGAATGAACCATACGAGGTGCCAGGTACAGAACCAGGTGACTTTACGTTTGATATTTCAAGTTTATATGCTGTATTTGCAGCGGTGCCATCTGTCAGAGTATGTACCTTGAATAGATCATATGCAGCACTCGAAGACACTCCGCTACCAGTAAAGGCAGCAATTAGCTGTGAGCGAATGAACGGAGTATATGCATTTGTGAGATCAAATGCGGAAGTTCCATCTGCTGGCTCAATACCATCTTCAAAATCCATTGCGTCGCGAGAAAAAATAGCAATCTTCCAGCTACCAGAAGCAATCATTTGATTTATAATTGTTTTGGTACGATGTTTGAAGTTTTTGTATGTGTATGCTGCTTCAATCTTTTGACCAGCAGCAACAGGAACATAACCAGCTTTTGGATCAGTACCAAACACGTTTGTAATATATTTGTTTGATTCTTCGTCCAATGAGAACTGATATGTACCATAAGAAGAACTTGCCGTATTTCCGCTTCCATCTGTATAGATAGTGTTTAACGCCAACGAGAAATCGGCGGTGACAGAAACGACCGACGATGTTGATAGCAAAGATCCGCTGAATCCATATAGATTCTGACTGCGATCATATGCGGTATTTGCCAATACGGCCAACAATACGCTATCACTTCCGGTGGCATAAGAAGAACTTCCACACCCATCCTCGGTCAATCCAACACCTGGAGTAAATGCGTTTGGATTGAACGCACCATATGAGCCAGTTAATACACCTTCAATTTCAAGTTCAAAATCGCAAGCACCTGGTATGCGGCGGATTGTCAATGAAGACAATCTTGAACCGTTCCAAGGAGCATCGCCAGAAATAGTGAATGAGGTATTTGTCGCAGAAGCTGTGGCAAAGAAGTAATCCAAGCAACCATCGGAAGCAGTAACTGCTCCGTATAGGTTTGTTGAAGAGCTTGCAAATGTAGCAACTTGTAGTGTACCAACTTCGATGGTTTCATCCTCATAGAAACCGCTATCAAATGTTACGCTAACGCTACCAGTAATTTTGAATACGCTATTTGCCGCAGAATTTGGATATAATGTTGCGTCAAGTAGAGAACCAGAAACTACCGAATTTTCTTGAAAGCGTCCATATTGACCAGGTGTAGCTGTGACAAACAATGCTTTCTGTTGATTGTATCCAGAAAGACCGCCAACGCGGACAACTGTGACTTGTCCTTGCTGACGAAGATATTGCTGGGCTGTGATTGGGCCGTATAGTGTGCCGTCCGCATCACCGAAGATGGTGCTTAAATCACCTTCGCTGTTAATTACGGTTGGTGAAAATCCCGGTCCTTTTGGGAATGGGGCTACTACCACGCCGCCGATTGCTGCTACGCCCTGTGCAAGAAACGATTGATCTACTTCTCTGGTGAATACACCAGGCGAAACGATTCGTTCTGAAGGGCTATATGTTCCATTTTGTTCGATTGCCATAGTTTTTTAACTCCTATATAAAAAGTTGTAAATATAAATATGGCTCTAATTTTTCAAACAATAAAAAATCCTCCACTAATATGGAGGATTTTGTCTATTATAATAAATATCTCTATTATTGAGATTTTGGCGTGAATATTCCTGTGTTAATATCAAATGTACCTTCGCCATACTTTGCTACAATCTTATCCAAGAATACTTTTTCTTGTGCTTCTATAGCAGTTAGTCGCTCGTTAACTCGCTTTTCGGTTTTGATTAATTCGCGCTTTTGCATTTCCAATTGACCAAGCGAAACAGTAGCTTGTTCATATGCTTCACGAATAGCAGTTAGTTCTTGTAGTTCTGCCGCATCAAATACTCTTGGACCAGTTGGTGCGGATTGTTGTGTGTTTGGTTGATTTAATTCCATAATGTTTTATAACAGTTTATTTGTATATATATGAATGTAAAGTTATAATAAATAAAAATACTTTAGTCTATGCTACCCGAATATATGCTACCAGAAGGCTCAACATACCACCAGCATTGAGATTCACTGAATACAAGCGACCCACTTCCAAATGGAGGAGGTGTTGGCATATTAGGCATAAATGCATCTCGGTTGTAATCATATATAAATCCAGTATCTGCATAATTTTTTCGCAAAGGAATGCCGTCGTTAACATGCACACCTCTGCGAGTATTATAACTTGTTTTTATCCATGTACCGCCAAGTCCAAGTGTAGAACTTAAAAATTCTTCACCGTAAGATTCACGCTCATCGGCAACAACAAGAGTACGCACCACATAAGCACCGGATATTGGTGTAAATAATGAAGCATTAGAACCTGTTATTTGAGATATGAATACACTGCCCGATATTTCTGCAAAATGTGCCATAATATTTTTACTCCTGAAATTTGTATACGATAAAAACTATTCCACTGCCACCGGTACCTCCGGTACCCGGCGTTGCATCACTGGGACCGGAAGACATGCCAGCAATACATTCGGTAATATTATTACAATACTCTCCGTCTTCACGCCCACCACCACCACCACCGCCTACTCCGCTGTTTGCTTGACCGTTTCCTCCATTACTGACAGGATAGCCGCCGTTGCCTCCGTTTGGAGCACCTCCACCACCGCTATATCCACCACCTCCACCACCACCTCCTCCTTGTCCATAAGCAAAATTTGTATATGTTGGTCCACCATATGGTCCACCAAACACAAGGGTTGGATCTGCCACCCCTCCGCCTCCTTGTCCACCAGCTGTTGCGACATCTCCACCACACTGCTCACAGTTTGTTGTGCATACAGCGGTCTGTCCACAGAGATCTCCTCGATCACAGCAACAGCCCGGATCTTCGCTAGGATCGCATTGATTCGCATCGCAACAAGTTACACCGTCATTATTAGAATCATAACAACAACATATATCTTCGATTACAACGTCCCCCGTACAACCCGGACTTGATGTGTCAGGTGATCCACCAAAACCAGCGCCGCCAATAACAGACCCCGCGCTGCTTATTGATGTAGAATTTGTTGCAATTGTAGAATGCGACCCCGCTCCACCAACAGTTACGGTATATCCTGCGTGCAGATTAAATCTATTAAGATTCTCTCCCACGGCAGATCTGTACGAACCAGATCCCCCATTACCCCCTTGCCCACCACTACCAGCAAATCCGTTCGATGCACCGGCAACTACCAAATAGTTAAAAGTTGATCCAGTAGCTCTAAAAAATAATCTAAACGAATCCGTTGATTTAAAAACATGATGTTTGTAATCTCCGTTTATAAAAACTTCTCCACCAACAGCAGATACCAACAACTTTTTTCTTGGTTGAAAAACTATGTTTTGACTAGAACGTCTGCTTGATAAACTGTATGGCATATAAAATTATTGCTCAAATAAATATCTGATATAAACTATTCCGCTACCACCTAATCCCGGTGCCCCGCCAAATTTAGTGGTATTACAAATGTTATCTGCGGTACAACCCGAGGTATTATTACAACACGGATCTCCACCTCCGCCACCACATCCTCCGTCTCCGCTATTTGGTAAACCATTAGCACCCGCGCTACCGGGATCTCCGCCCGTTCCACCAATTCCCCTTGATGATGAACCTCCGGTGGCACCTCCGGTGTTTCCACCAGCACCACCGCCTCCACCACCACCAGCCGCATAAGAACTCGACGGTCCACCAAAAATTATACTACCAGAAAAAGGAAGTTGTCCATTTGATCCGTTACTGCCAGGATCTCCCGCACATTGATAACAGTCTGATGGGCAGGAACACTCAGGGTCACAGATTTCCTCAACTGTACATGTTGGATTACTAGTTTCTCCATTTCCGCCAGTACCACCTGTTCGTGATACTCCACCGGCGCTTGTAATCGTAGTAGAATTTGTAGCAATTGTAGAATGTGAACCAGCACCCCCGACGGTTACAGTATATGGCACATCTAAGTTGAATAAATTAAAACTTTGCGACGTTGCTGTTTTATAAGAACCGGATCCACCATTTCCGCCACTGCCCCCTTGTCCCCCGTTATATTCTCCATTGCTGCCACTGGTTCCCGTTTGACCACCGCCGACAACAAGATAATCAAAAAATAAACTTCCTGTTTTTTTGTAAAAAATTTTGAATGATTCTGTGGATGTAAAAACGTGATACTTGAAACTCCCGCTTATGAATGTCCTCCCACCACCAGCAGAAATTAATACCTTTTTTGGTACAGAGCCAACTTTCTTCTGACTAGCTCTACGGTCTATAAGTCTCGTAGACATAACCAAAAAATATTATGTGATTTCTGTACCAAACGCAGTAAAGATAACGTCTCCAAACCCTGTTCCACTTCCGCTCGCAGAAACACGTATTACGTTTCCCGGTCCAAGAGTTAAACCGGCACTAAGCACAACAGAGTCGTATGCAAGCACTGGGGTATTAAATGAAATAGATCCGGTGAGTGTTGGAGATGAAGCAACAAAAATACTAAACAGTCTGTCCGCGCTACCTGTATTAGAAATTATAATACTTGAAACTACACTCGATGTTACTGGACTTACGCCGGGTACATATAAATTAGTGAGTGTATTGCCTGGTATAACTTGACCTAGTATTCTGTATGTTGTTGGCATAATGTTTGTCTATATATATAAATGTATTGTTTTATAAAAACGTTATAAATAAAAATGGATGTAATACATTGTTTGCAACTACATTTGGTACGTTTAGATCGCCGGTCATATTTAACGAGCCTGTTATAAATACACTACCACTTATATCCAACGCGGCATTATGTAATGGAGATTTTCTTACACCAACGCTGCTGCCAGTAACAACCAGAGCATTTGTATTATATCGTCCCATTACTACTCTGTCATCGCTGAATACTTCTAAAATAGGCAATCCAGAAATATCACTTACTGCCATCAAGCTGCCAGAAAGATTGTCTGATATGCTAAACAAACTTCCTGAATTACCAAGAAACGCAATACTGCCTGAAGTTAATACTTCTAATCTTATTGTATTAGCCTGACTGCCGCTGAATTGTATAACAGGAGCAGCAGTTGTAGAACTTCTATTTGGAATTATAAGAATATCAGAGGGCATATCTTTTTATATAAATATACACCACAGAGTATATTATATTATTATAATATGCCTTATGATGCTATGTATTCAATTTTGGCGATGGATTCGACGCTAAACCAAGTGAAACTCTTTTGTCATCAATCATGGTTACTCTATATTCTGTACCATTATAAATAAACGTTTTTGGCCCGCTTGGATC